GGGGGGGGTGGCGGCGGTGGCGGTAATGGGGGAGGCGGAGGAGGCGTTGTATCGTAGATAAATGAACCGAAAGAGGTGCTACCACCACCTGCACCATTGGGGCCTTTTACAGTAAAGTTACCTGCTGCCGGAGCAGGTTGCATCGTTCCTCCGGGCTTAATCATATCTGTAGACACAATGAACGTACCGTTAACAGAATCTTCTGGAGGGAACGATCCAGAACCTCCACCCGGAGGATCTACGTAACCATCAGTAAATAATACTCTAATAACTATGATATTGGCTGTTCCAGCGGCATTATTTGATACATTACATCGTGCCTGTAATCTATAATTATTTGCCGAATAAGGGCTGCTGGCAGATAGTGTATAATAAGTCTGTAATGAACTAGTCAATCTATAAAAATTTGTTCCGTCCATAGGCGAAAATCCCGAGGACGGGATCTGTCCACCAAATGCTCGAGAGCCGGCAGATGCTAATAGACCAGCCCAACTAGTCGTCTGAGCCTTGGTCACTGAGGGAGTAAAACTGCTGGAAACACGAAGTTGTCCTCCGCTATTAAAGAAAAATCTCGCTTCATTGGCATTATTGAAAGTATATGTAACATCTACATAACATGTGCTATACCATGTTATGTCGCCGGAATTAGTATTAGTTAACGCTTCTGTAGAAAATCTTCCTGTACCAAGATTGAATCTATTTGTGGTTATAGTATCGGCTAATGTATCATAGGCGTTATTAGGATGTGCAGCACCATATCTGAGAACATCTCCAGTAGAAATTTGAACGATAGTAGGATTCGTTCCGTTTTGATGTACTAAACAATTAAAAATATCAAATCGGAGATTAGACCATTGCGCGGCACCGACTACAACTCCACTAGATACTGATCCGCTCTGTATTCTTGCATCTTGACCGTAGCCAGATGTGCCGGATCCGGAGCCTAAAACAGCAATGACTTTGTTTCTTATACTGTTATAATCGACCGCTTCAATTATTCCGCCTACGCTGTTTGCCATTTTTGATCCTTATAAAACTATTGCTTCAACAAGTTTCACATCATGTTTGTCGCTGCTTTCTAATGCAATCGCAAAAAAGACGTCATTCTGACTATGTGTACCGACTGCATATCCGTCATTCCAAGCCATTAGTTTTTGACCTTTCTGTATTGGTCCCCATACTTTCACAGGAACTCTACCTTTCAGTGCGATATAAGTTCCACCTTCTAGATCCTTGTTCATCATAAAAGCAGGATTTGCACTGACTACACCTATAGCTCTTGCTCCGGACTCGCAGGCTGTGACTTCTTTTTCTCCCCCCACCATAATCACCGTGCCTACATCGTATTCTTGGTCTGCTAGATATTTTTCGGCTAAATCAGCATATTTTGCCGCGGTGGCTGTTCCGTCAAATAGTACCGCAAATAGATTTCCAGAACTATCTCTAGCCGCGATAGTATTAGCGGTCGCTGTTGTTTTTGCAGAGCGATAGGCCGGATCGGTGTCAGTGGCAGTATCATCTATCTTCAATCTATCAACCCTATCCGCGACACCTATGAATCGGGTCGCTGTGATATTTGCGCTGGCATCTCTCAATACCACTGACGTAGCGACTGCTCCGCTTTCTCCCGCTAGGCTGTTTAATGTAAGAGCATTCGTTGAAGTGCCTGTCACTGATCCGATAACGTTTCCTGTTAGCGTGCCGGTGACATTACCAGTAACATTGCCGGTAATGTTACCAACTACTGGTCCTGTATGCGTTCCTGCGGTGTTACCTGTGACGTTGCCCGTTAAATCTCCGGTAAATGTAAAGGCATGAACATTAGACCATCTTTCTGTGGAGGTACCTAAAGAATAAAAATTATTAGTCCCGGGAATGAAACCAGTACTGGTGATATAAAAATTCCGTAAACTGTTACCCGCTGCCCTGACACGCAAAGTCAATGGATTACCCAATTTTGATTCAATCACCGGTTCGTCACCATTTTCTATACGTATCACGAGATCTTTGGAATAATCAGGAAAATTACCACCGACTGTGAAACCAGGATCTGAATAATTAACTTCACTGTCAAATCTTACTTCGCTGGTCCTGACATATTCTGTAGCCAAGAATCCACCTAATCTAGCAGCATTTGAAGCAGTGCCCCAATAGAAATGATCTGTGCTAGTAACTCCAGTAACACTATTAGTATTAACTAAGTTTAAACCTTTTTTAATCGCCGTAAATCCAGTGATCGGATTAATCGAACTATCTAATGTAAAGGCATCTTTGCTGACGATTACAACCGTGTCTCCGCCCGTTATAAATTTACCTATGCTGTGATTGGTTCCTAGGTTATCTTTTACGACCTGCGCGACCAACGAAGAGGCACCCAATTCAGGGGCAGTTTCTGGACCAATAAGCACAAAAGTAGAACCATTGTAGGCATATAATTGTTCTGCGCTAGTATCAAACCAAAAATCTCCGGTTTGAAGCCCGGAGGGTGCAGTAGGTCCTATTTCGGCACCACTAGCCGTCCTGAACCTATTACCATCATAAAATTTTAATTTTTTGTTTCCGCTATCGTACCAGATCTGACCTGTGATTACTTTAGGTGGAGCACTGGTATTGGCAAAATTCTCTAATAAGTGTAGGAAATTTTCATTCTGTACTTCGCCGTATCCGGCATAGTTTTTACCTACAAAACGAATATCAGTGGTGGTATCGATGGTACCGTCATCTACAGATACTAAAAATGTTCCATTAAATCTATCTACTTGATATGCCATCGATTAACTCCGTTATAGTGTTATTTATCGTAAATGGTTTCTTTTAAATTCTACCCACTACGACCTCAATAACCCCGTCCGACCCGTCAAAATCTTCAAGAGCCTTACCTAAAATAGTGCCTAATTTAGGATCATGTGTAGGTCTAGCATAACCGTTTCCACCGCTGACCAGCATATCTCCTTTGCGAATCTTACCTCTAACTTTGCAGGGTACTCGTCCCTGTAAAGCAAGCGCAATTACATGATTTCCCTGTAATCCGCTATTCATTAAATATGCGGGATTACCGGAAACTATTCCCGCTACTCTGCGTGTTTCGTCCTCTGCTAGAGTAACCTCAAAATTTCCACCGAATTCTAAAACCGTTCCCGGATCGTAATCTTTATCTGCCTGATAATTTTCGGCGAGATCGGCGTATTGGGCTGCGGTAGCCGTACCGTCAAAAATACCGGCATAGACTATTTTCCATTTTTTAGTAGTCAGTCCTAAATCAGTTATGTTACTATTCTCTGGGGCAAATGCGGGATTATTATTTCCCCCTAGCGACAGTGCAACATCGCTAGGCAATAACCCGACATGAGCATATCCTCCTGGCTGTGTCACATCAGTGACTTCGATATTTAGGCTTTTATTAGATACCGAACATCGGAGTGTTGGCACTGATCCGGATTCTAGAAACAGATTTATCTGAGAACCTATCGTGATTCCTTGATCTGTCGTGGATAGATTCGTTAAAGTGCCCAATGTCACTATATTAGCGGCTAACTGTGTACCAGTCAATGTATCAGCGGCCGCAGTAACAGTGATATCAGCAGTTCCATCAAACTGAACTCCGTTTATCGTCCTGGGCGTTTTTAATCGAGTCGCTGTTTGAGCATTACCGCTCAGCGTGGCTCCAACGAATTGATTAGCCTGCACAACATTGAAAGAACTGGATCCCTCTGTGGCTGTTACATTACCTGTGACATTTCCTATTAAATTAGCCGTGATAGTCCCGGCTGCAAAATCACCGGCACTGTCTCTGGCCACAACTTTTCCAATCAAATTAGATGGACTGGCATCTACCTGCCAGGTCGTGCTTGTCGCACCATTGAAATTAGCACCAGTAAGGTACGACCCTCTAGATAATGTTCCCGTCGTAGGTGCAGTAACATTTATATCATTCTGTCCATCAAATGCGATACCATTAATAGTTCTTGGTGTGGCTAATCTTGTCGCCGAGGCTGCATTTCCGTCTAATATTCCTTTAAAATTTTTCGCAGATGATATAGTAAATCCTGCAGAAATCTGTCCGAATCCTGCGATAGGTGTGCTATCGTCTAACTGAAATGCTGTTTTGCTAATAACTCCTATCACTTCACCGTCTACTAAAACTTCTAGTATGATTTTTTGGCTGCCAAAATTGTCCAGGACCTGGCGAGATCTAATCTTTGTTACGCCAAATCCTTCCGCGCCTTCGGGACCTATTAGGTTCCAAGAATCATTATTATAGACAAAAAGTTGTGAAGTTGCTGTTTTAAACCACAATGTTCCCGTAGTACCTTCCGGAGCAGAATTTTGAATAATCGCAGATCCCACAGGAGACCAAGCAACTCCATTATAAACATTTAAAGTTTTGTTGAGAGCGTTGAACCATGTCTGTCCCGACAATGGCCTAGGCGGTGGATTATTATTGGCCCAGTTTTCTAACAAACCTACAAAATTTTCATTTTGTATTTCTCCGTAACCGGTGTAATTCCTACCAACTAATCCTACACTGGTAGATGTATTCACAGTTCCGTCTTCTAAAACTACTAATTGAGATCCGTTGGTTCTATTAATTACGTAAGCCATCTATCGCTCCAATTTTGATTAAGACACAAATGTCCATGCTCCACTCACTATCTGGAAAGTTTTTACTGTCCTAGAAACTAGAATTCCGGGAGCCGCAATAGACGCACTCGAAAAAGCAATGCTACTGAGACCAAAGGCTGTACCAGTAGGAGTTACGAATTCTGTAGCACCGGTCGATACCAAAGGATTGATGTTTAGACTAGTAGTACCATTCACTAACAATGAACATAAAATCCTTGCTATGGTTCCGCTGGAGTATTCCGACACCGGTGCTATCTGTTCGAGAAGAATAGCGATACCCGAATTAGAGATGCCGTCAGATATATCCATACTTAACACTAGGCTCCTGCTCCTCACCGTATTATCTACATAAACTTTAGTAGCAGCATCTTGGTTAGAGGTAGGATTCGCTAGATTAGATATTTTCTTGCTTCCTAGATTTAATGTTCCCGATCCGTCGATAACTAAATTTAAATCTGTGTTCGACGCAGTGACTTCTATAGTAGAACCATCCATAAAGATATCATCTACTGTGAATTGCGTCTGAGGTCCAAATGATGTGACGCCCGGGATACTGGTAATGCCCGGGCCTAGAGAGGTCGCAGACAACACAGTCACTCCGTCGATCTGGAACTCCTTGCCAGATTTAAGATTTATATGTTCCGAACTATTCCAGGCTCCGCTGTACAGTTGAGGTAACGAATCATTATAACCCCCTGCGATAGCCTCTGCAGAATTGGGTGTCGGCACCTGTCCTACGTCATGCCACAAGAACACATGGCTAGTGGCTCCTTGCAATATTACACCGCCGCCGGCTGCATTTGTATCTGTAGGAACTATTCCTGTCTGTTTTGCTAAAACAATATTCTTGTCTTCTACAGTCACGGTACTGGTATTGATAGTTACCAGATCTCCGTTGACTGTGAGGTCACCTTGCACAGTCAAATCGCCGCCGATATCAACTTCGCTGGCTGAAATACCTTCGTAGATATTGACCTTTCTGGCAAGAGATCTGATTTTTATCGCTTGTTCGGCAATCACATCTCGCCGGACAGTTAATGTGATATCTTTATTAGAAGCGATGTTTGCAACAGTTAGATCACCGTCAAATACATTAAATTGCCCCTGATTAGCATCACCAATGATTAGACCTAGATTTGATGTAAGGATTAATTGTCCATTGATAATGTTATTAGCATCGTTTCTCACATAAGAACTTGCCGGTTGATTTCCTAGACTATCTGAATTTGCTGCAGTGACGTAGAATTTTATTCCCGGAAGTGTCCCAGCGTTAAATCCAGGATTGATAATTCCGCTGAATCCTTCGATCGGTAATTTAGGTGTAAACGAATCTTTAGAAAATATTCCTAAAAGAATCCCGTTGGTATAAAGGTAAGTAATGACTCGGTTCTGATTAAGGGTATCTAATATATTTGCTACTCTCAGACCGCTCACGCCTTGGCTCTGTGAATAATCAGGACCTAATAAGATCGTATTAGCACCATCGAAGAAAAATAACTGTTTATCTACATCATTGAACCAAAGATCTCCTACACCTAGATTTGTAGGTTGTGTGTTTGAAATAGTAGCGGAACTGACTGGTACGAATCCATTTCCACTATAAACTTTTAATTTTAATTCATTGACATCAAACCATATCTGTCCGCGTATGGGATTTTCTGGCTGTGCCGTGTTCGCAAAATTTTCTAATAATTTTACGAAATTTTCATTCAGTGATTCGCCGAACCCACTGTAATTTTTTCCAATAAGGGTTAGATCGCTGCTTATATTATCTATTTGCCCGTCTGCTACAGTTGCTAGGATCGTTCCGTCAGTTTTATTAATCGTGTATGCCATATCGCTTTACCTTTAGAACGCTGGCGGGCCAGAGTGAATAATATAATTTAATGTTAAGAACGGGTTCATTACTGAAAATGGTTGTCCTAACTGCCCTGCCGTTTTAATCCCGCCGGAAGTCGGCACGTATTGAGCCTGGGCAGTAGTGGTAGGCCCTTTTTCCGAAAATGCTCCGGTGTCTAACGGAATAGCAGTATCTAATCTCGTGGCAAAATATTGCTGTCCTGTAGAACCTTTCATGTTGTGCTCGTGGTCAGGCAAATTAGAAACTATCAGCGTGTTGGTAGATTGACCTCCACCTTGACCTATATTGTCCGGAGCGGTCCCTGAAACTCTATCTATGTTTCCGCCACCTGCATCGACGAATCCGCCAGTACTGTTAGGGACCGTATTGGCATTGTCCATATTATCTCGTCCTAGAGGAAACCTTCCGCGTAGATCCGGTAATCTAAAAGTTCCGACACCTACCAACGGTATAGCTCCATTGTAGGTATTTCCTATAATATCAAACAACAAATTGAATTTTGTTTTTTCAACTTCGCTGCCATCGCAGAACAGATAACCGTAGGGAGCAGAGGCGCCGGCGTACGGAAGTATGCTGCCGATCGGAACTGCTAGATCACTAACGAACACATCTCTGCTTTCTTTGATTAGGCCCAAGCCCGATCTAAAAACCAGCACGAAATCATTGGATTGAGAAAGATTAGGATTGGGTTCATTTTTACTGCTTATCAATGCAGAAGTCAACGTAGTATTGAAAGTTTTAGTAAGGCCGCCAATTTGACCATCAAACTGTAAGTTCGGTGATGTTACATCTCCTTGTAAACTAAATGTGGTTGGAAATTTCAAATTGGTAGCCGTGGTAGCATTACCTACGATATTGCCTGTTAAAACTCCTTCGATCGTTTCAGCGACTAATGTTTTTGTCCTTACAGTTTTCCATCGTTTAGAGACAGATCCAGAGTCATAGATATCTGTTGTTTGAGGTTGGATGTTTTCAAAATTAGAAGTACCCGTGATCGTAATCCCATCACCTACTAACAGATTCTTTGATATAGCGACTCCACCTGCGGTCCTAAAAGTTCCATTATTAAAATTGGTGCTTGGAGTAGAATCAGTCAATATTAATGAACCATTTGATTTGATATTTCCAGATACATGTAATGCTTCGTCGGGAGAATTTATGTTGATACCTACTGTATTTTCAATAACTCGCAAGACTGTAGTCGGAATTCCTTCTCTATTAGTCTGTAGGTCTATACTAGAACCAACAGAACTATTATAGATCCTCGATCCTATTTCCGTTGAGCTAATCGATAAATTGCTGTTCGAACCGATAGTCAATCCTGTATTGTTTCTTATGTTAAAAGAAAAATCAGTAGTATTAATCGTGTCAGTTCTCATAAATCTAGCAGCAGGAATTTCACTGCCAGAGATAACTAGAGATTCTGCAGAAGTTGCTGTTCCCCAAATTTTAGTTTCGGCAGCAATAGCGCTGACATCATTGCTGGTAATGTTGAAACCAGAATTAATAACTGCGAATCCCGAGATATTAATTTTAGGAGTAAACGCATCTTTGCTGATTATGATTACAGGAATATCTTCGATATAAAGTGTCAGTACTACTCGAGTGATATTATCGGAATCGATGATCTGCTCTACTATAGGACCACTTCTTAGTCCTGTCGAAAATGTAGGTCCAACTAAAATCCATCTTGTTCCGGAATAGACATAGACCTGTTGATTAACTGTATCTACCCATAATTCTCCCACTTTTGATTCTTCTGTAGGAGGCTCGACACCGCTAGTTTGAATACTCGATGCTGCTTTCCAGAGTGTACTATCCCATATTTTTAATCTGGCTACGCTGGTATCGTACCACAATTGTCCTTCAACGGGATTGGCGGGGGCGGAGTCCTTGGCAAAATTTTCCAAGATGGCTAGAAAATTTTCAGCGATAATCTGTCCGTATCCGGTGACATTACGTCCGGGAAAAGTTAAACTAGTATCGGTGCTGGATGTATTATCGTATACCGTGATTGGTAATTTATTATCCCTGTCTGTAAAATTTACGATGTATGGCATCTATTATACCTCGATAAAACTAGTTAAACTTTGTATACGTATAGTATAATCTACCTGAAGTAATCGGTTTAAGGATTTTTGGACAGGATGAAAAATCACATGCGTTAATAATTTACCGTCCCCGTTAGGATTATAACTTTTTAAACCCAGTTCATCAAAAACAAAATTACCATTCATGTCGACACTGTTATCGAATGCTTGTTGACCATCCGGTTCGCCGTAATCTAGAACACAACTTACTATAATGTCACTGTAAGTGGCTCCGCTAACATGTCGTATTTCCATCTTATTCCTCACAGAATCTGTGTTGTTAGCAGAATTTTGATCAACAACTTTGTTATAAGTTTGATTATACAAACTAGTGTTGATTCCCACCGTATTTGTAGTCAAATAAGTAATCAATCCGGTAGGATCAACGGTAGTTCCTCCGTTACCAAACACCATTTCATATATACTGCCCTGTCCTTGATTTGACAATGCATTAACCATAGCGACACTCATATTTTCATAGTGGATAGCATTGCGTTTATCTATAAAAATTTCCTCAGTTTCTGGATCAAAAATTTTAATGTGCCCTTCAAAATGGAACCCTCCCACTTCGTTGGGTTTTTTTTCACAAGTATCGTATTCTTGTAGTTCGTCTGACATAGTTGACTCTGGGTGATTATTCATAGTTGTATTTATTCGGGCGATTCTGTGCTTCCTGCAGCGATGAATTTTGCTATAGGTGTATTGTTAGACAACAGCGAAACTCCGGTCGTGGCCGTAGTTTGACCTCTATCATACCACAATCTACCGATTTTCCTTATAATTTTGATCTTAGTTCCTGCGGGTACCGCTTCGGTTAGTCTTATGAACGGAGTGAGCCCATCTACACTGAATTCTGCTTCTAACAATCCATCGCCGTCTGGACTGTTGGGTGCTATATCGGAATCATACATGTTTAAAGGATTTTTTCTAAGTCGTTTTCCTCCGACGAAAATTTCGATCTGATCACAGGGCCCATGGGTTTGCGGAATCGTATCTCTATACCAAACTGTTCGTGCGCCTTGTGCTGGAACATAATTCAAAGGTCCTATATTTTTAGTGCTACCATCGCTGAAGAAATCTTCTATCTCTTCGGTGTCTTTATAGGGTATAGTTTCGTTGGATCCAAGGTCAATAACGTAGCTACCATCATGATGTAATTCTTTGATCGCTGTTCCTAAACTGCCCCTACGGAGTTGTGATAGCGTATTTCCAGTTTTTTCAAAATATTCAATGCGTTCATTATTGATAGATAATACACCTGGAATATTTTTTGATAGGATAGGGTCCGATAAACCAGAGGCATCAGTGACTTCTATAGTAGTATCGTAATAATTTAAATTTTTAGTTAATGTCACAGTTTTTTTCTTTTCGTATCTTTTGTAGATAACGTTATTGAGCATATCTTTAAAGACCTCAAAAGCACGAGGTGGTTGCCATATTATGTTACCAAACTGAACTATTTTAATTAGATCAGTCGCTGTCGTAGGATCGGTTAGATAAACAACTGCTCTAGGCAATTCGAGATAATAATCTCTGTCTTTGGTCAATCGTTGTCCGTTCTTATAGACCCAGATATAATTAGAATTTAACGGAGATCTAGGCAATTTATAATTCACTTTACCACCGCTGAACTCATCGCTGATAAGATCTAGAGTCGGATACTCACTAAACCAGGTAATAGTTATGTCATCATTGATCGCCAATGGTACAGTTGGATCTATTACGATATTATTGTTTTCTAGTCTATATTTTACGGCAAGATCATTTATCACCGATACAACATCGCCTATGTCTAAAATATTTTCATCGACAGTCAACGTATTTGTGTTACCATCGAACACATAGTCTATGACAAATCTCTTTAATTGTCCGTTAACATAAACTTTGATGAATCCCGAAGTGATCGATCCTAAACTTTCTAGAGGATCTGTTCCTAGAATTAAAGAGTTATTTGTGCCGTCGTATACAAAATAATTGCTATCTACGCCTCGAAGATACTGTCCATTTACCTCGACTATGATAGATGCTAGTGCTGAATTCCTTCCGAGATCTACGAATTTATCGAGATCGAAATTTCTAGTGCTACCATCATAGGTCACTGTCTGTTGATTAACACGTATAAAAGGAACTCCAGTGGAATCTGTTTCTGTAGAACTTCCGAAACAGATAATCTTAATCACCTGTCTAAATGCGGGCGGAATTCCAAATTGTATCAAGGTTCTATTTTCTGTGTCTGTCAACTCTGAACTATTCGCAAAACCCGTGTCTATAACCTGGCCATCCACAGTAACTAATACTCGAAAAGTTTGATCATAGACCGCTTTTGTTAAAAACAGGGTGGTATTACCGTCAGCGACAAACTCTTGGTAATCTAATAAAGTGATACCGCCGATACCTACTGAAATTATTTCTATTATAGATCCCACAGCAGGAGCCGTGTTAAACTCTATTCTGTTGTTTACAAAATCTATAGAATAATTTATCGTGCTGTCGCCGATATATTCTTGGCGCACTTTGTCTATGTAAACCATGACTCCGGAAGATTCAAATATCGTCAACCCTATGTCAAAAAATCTAGTGATCCCATCTCCTATTATGATTTTATTCTGTAAAGGTGCTGCTCCTGGACTGGTAGTCGTAAAAACTTTTAAACTTAGACTATCAAGTACTTGTCCGGGAATATTTTCTTCAGGGGCCGGTACCTGATCAGGACTGATAAATTTTTCACCATCTACTATTATTTCTTCGGCAGATGTACCGGTAGCGGTCACGTAGGCTCCACCGATATTAGACAATGATCCACCGCTGATTCTGGTATCTAAGAGATTTACATCAGATATAGTGACCGAACCGTCACTGTCTAATGTACGGAAAATTAAAGTATCACCCGTTTGTGTACTAAGATAATCATGAATTTCGACAAAATTAGTCGATCCGTCTCCGATAAAAGTAGGCATCTGCGCATTAGGATTAGTTGAAACTGCACTATCCCAGGCAGGAGTCCAGGCGGGATCATCTATTCTCGTTGGTCTGGTTTCGCCCGATCTTTTTAAGTAGACAGAAATCAACTGTCCGGCGCTGGGGGTATAGGGTAATACAACAAAAGTGGTGCTGCCGTCTGCGACATAATAAAAATCGGCTGAAGATTCTACACTATCCCAGTTATCTATAAACCAAGGTAACGCATCCCAACCGCCAGTGACATCAAACGTAGTTCCTTGGATTCGGACTCCACCGTAATCAATACCAGTCATTAATTGATTTAATTCTTTACCTATCATACCGCTAGACGGAGAGTAATATCTGTCAATTCGATCTATGCTATTAAACAATTCTTGATTTATTTCATAGTCGATTTTTATAACATCACCGGTTTTAGGGGCGATTAGAAATCTTATTTTTCCCCTAAGCAAATCGAAGGTATCCACCGATGATCTATAAAGGTCAATGACATATTCGCTACTTAATATCAATTGATCATTTTTTGTTATCGTAATAGATCGTTTCTCGATATTAGGGGCAAAGGCTAAATTAAAAATTGCACTAAACCCTGTAGCGACAAATATCTGTGTTTTATTATAATCGGAATAATTCCCAATTTTATCGATTCTATCAAATTTTAGGGTAAGATTTAGTGTTCTAACCACAGAATTTCCTAGGATGGCCACGGCCTTCGCCTTGTTTGGAGAACTGCCATTACCACCTACTAAAGTTATGACGGGAGTCTTTGTATATCCCCGACCTTCAGTCAGCATACGAATTGCTCTAACTGACCCGTTAGAGATATAAGCCTGTGCCGTGGCACCTGTGCCGTCGCCTGTTATCAACACCGTGGGTACATTTATATAATCGCTGCCGCCATCTGATATTTCTATTGACGTTATAGAAAATCCATTATTATCCGTCCATGCTTTCCAAGGATATTCGTTGAATATATCGTTGTTCTCGTCTACCGGTAAGATCTTACCTGCTACTGTAGAGTATGCTGCAGGCAAATCGAAGTCTGACGTTGCCAGGCCAGAATTTTGTTTTTCGGTGTATCGACTGGTATACTCTCGAATAGTTGTCTTATATGGCTTGATCTCTTCGATGTATTTTTTGTAACTGTCTAGATTATCATTCTTGTAAGTGGGTCGCTGATCTAGATCGCCTACATTGTGGATCGCATTCAAGAAACTGGTTTTAAACAGCCAATCGGCAGAGGTCTGCTCTGACAATGCGTATCTTATAGAGTTAAAAAACAACTTATTCCATTCGACTCTCAAGTCATCGACAAAAATATCATTCTTAACAGCCTGTAATATTATCCTAAGTTCTAATATAGGCTGTAGATCATATAATCCGGCATCGTAGGCTCCAGTCGTATCGTAACCTAGCCTACCACTTACTGAATCATACAGCAAAGAACTGATCTGTAATGTTCCGTTCTTCCGTCCAATTAAATTATAATCTCCTAATAGATCGCCTTGCCCTTCGGCGGTCTTTTCAAGCACAGCCCAGCCACCGCTGGAATATTCTTTGATTCTCAGTAGTTGACCAATCTCTAATTCTACTGTAGGTTCTAGATAGATGTTGTCTATCTCTTTTATTATTTTACTTTGCGAATCGTATCCTGTGGCCCACCAATCTACATATTCCCAATATCTGGTAACATCGTACGCTTGAGATTTGCTTCTAAAGAATGTTTTTCTAACATCATCCCATCCATAGATGCTCCAAAAATTATTTAAAGAGACGTCCGATGTCACTAGCACAGAAAACTCACGTATCTTTACAAAAGCAGATGTGTATTTTTTTCCTCTATTGACGACCGTTATAGAATTTATCTTTCCTTGATTATCAATAGTCACTGTCGCTTTAGCACCTTTGCCTGTTCCTTCTATTTTTATAAAGGGAGTAGTTCGATAACCGAATCCGGGATCTACGATATCTATCGTATCAACTTCACCGTTGATGATATTAACTTTAAATTCTGCTTTTTTGATTCTCACAGTTCCTATCTGCTCTAAATCGATCAGTGTATCTACTTTTATATCATACTCATTTAGATTGCCGTCAGGTAAAGGATCGAGGCTTTGTAATCTTCCAAGATTGATTAGGTCGATAAAAGGTCGTTGTAATAAAATATTATTGATATAGTCGATCGCACCTTCTAAGGCTCTAGATTTATCCACAAAAATACTCTGCCTGGGTCTAAATTTCAATCCGTATCTTTGTTTTTCAGGAAGAGAAATATCAGGGATCGCATTGCCAACTTCGTCATATCCTACTAAACTGTCTATCCATTTTGTTTCTAAGGCACGAGTCGGAAGGCTATCAGCGACCCCTTCTGTGAGCAACTGATATTCTTTATGGCTTTGATTTATTCTGCCTTGATCGTTAAAATACTCGATGTTAAACAATACCGAATCTGAATTCATCAGCGAAGTGAGATTAGATGCTGAAAATTTATTTCCATCTATCACTGCCACAAAAGGAAATCCTGTACCGATCGGGTTGCTGATAAAATTAGTTACTGAACTGATAGCGACTTTTCTTTCAGGTCTATCTGGGATCGTAGTTTTTCCTTTAACCCAATAATAATATTTGGTACCCGATTGTTGTCCTGTGTTAGGATTAAATAATGTCCTAGTATTAAAAACAGAATCGTCTGGATGTTTAGGTTGTCCCGAAATTCCTTCTGCCAGTCCTTCTACAGTGTCGGCCAGCAAAGACCATTCCGATGGCAGCAACACTGATTCTACCCATTCATATACATCTACCGATGATCCTTCGGCCTGGGCGTTCCAATTTCCCACACGATAAGCGAGATCTCCCTGTTCATAATTGATAAATTTGACAGTGCTTAAATCCCACCAAACTAATCCTACATTTTTTTCGAACCATGCGGTCGATTCATCTATCACTTGTTCAGGGGTGGCTAACATGTACACGGCAGGATCATAAGGAGTCTTATACTTGATCTCTTGATCTGCGACTCCTAAAATTTTCATCTTATATCCGTCAACAATGTCGATATCTCCTAATTTAATATTATTGACATTGTTATAAAGTTCGATATTTTTAATCCTTCCGATATCCACTAATTTTGTCTCTTGAGATATAGTTTTCAAACTATTGACATCTGCAGGTTTCTTGAATAATCTCACATTTCCTTTTATCAGATCATCGACCGTATATCTAGGACTTCCAACAACTATGACATTTCCCACGCAGTCGAGCGATTCACCGAAACTTTCGTTAGGAACGAAATCTGTATCTAGTTTTTCTACAAGAAAATACCCTTCAGATTTTCTTTCAAACACATAAGCCTGCCCCGGAAATCCTTGCGAATCTTTGAAAATAGTTTTGTTTTTATCGAACGTTGTTCCTTCGATAAATCTCGTAACTAAATCGAACGACGAATTTTTAGCGCCTACTACGATTCGTTCAGTAGTAGGACTAATAGATACTGCAGATCCAAAATATTCGTTGGTTAGATATTCGAAACTGGTTAATTTCTGAACTAGTCTAAACTCGACATCATCTATGCTATTTGTGTTGAATATATAGACTGCTCCCTGTGTCTGCCTAAACACATCGGCTCTAGGACTGCTGACTATTAAAATCCTACCAGAGGCATCTAAATCTAAAGCGAATCCGAATTCATCGCCGCTCATTATTTCGATATCCGCGGTGGAATCATTATAATTGTTAATATTCTGTTCGGTGATAGTTTGAACTAGATTATATCTATTGTTGGCATCTCTCTTATAGATATAGAGTTTGCCGGCGGTTTGATAAGTGCTATCTCCCACATTTATCCAAGGATCACCTTGGTCGGGAGGCTGATTAAGGCTTTCATCGTTGGCCGAATCTATGGTTAAGAATTTATGATAACCGCCTTGATACTTGACAACATCATTAGGTTTATATTCGTTATAGGGCTTCCAAACTCCTTTGTAATTGGCAAAATATTGTCCATCTGATGTCGGCGTACTCACGACTAAAATACTACCGTCTCGGTTCATGGCGGTGGCTTGACCAAACCTATCCCCTTGTTTCACCAACTCCGCCATCTGATCGGGATTCAATAATCCCTCTATAAGAGTCGATCCGTCATCGTCTATAGATATATTTGTTGGAAGACTAAATTGCGTAGAAACCGCATCCAGACGCTGCCAGTCGTTGGATTCGATCGATAGTGTGCTACCGTCACCAAAATTATCATATAGCGCCTGATAAAAATTGTTTTCCCACCAGACTATGCTTCCGGTAGGATACGGCACACCTATTGTAGGATCATACAATCCTAGATAATTGGTATTTTCAAAATATTGCCATTTAACTCCGTCGTAGTAATAGAGATACACCCTGCCTTTATTATCCAAGGATCCGGGAGCAGAAATGCTCATGTGATATTTGTTACCGCTGACTCCGATGCTGATAGAACTACCGAATAATTCATATGCTGATTGTCGAGGGCTGACGAGATTTACGCTAGGTTCCCATTGTTGATTAGTATACCTATACAATGTAACCATACCCTGTTCAAAATATCCATCATTTCTACCGATCGAGTTTGCTTCTATCAGCGTGGCGGGTTCCCAATCTTCCGAATTAAAGTCGATGGAACTACCATCTCCTACTCTGATATTAACCTTGGCTTTCCATAACTTTCCTTTCCATAATACTATCTCGCCGGCGAGATAGGCTCTAAAAGATACTAGGTCTTCCCTATAGGTACTTTTAACTCCGCTGGCCCTAGGACTTCCGACAGCCAACAATTTATAATCCGGGCTTATTGCTAGGACTTCGCCGAAGACTGATTCAGCGGCAGTTTCAAATCCATCAGGTATCGGTATGATCTGTTTCACAGCGATGTTAGTAAATCCGGCGGTTACCTTATCTGTGTAAATCATTACGAAATTAGATTCGGACACGCTTACCGCTATCTGTTTGAGAGAATCGATATAGATCACTGACTTGCCTAGGCCTCTAGGATCGGTGATACCGTATTCTAATAAAGTATAATCTGTATACTGTTTTGTTTTCTCAACGACTTCCCATCTATCTTCACCGTTATTGTCGATCCAGAGTTTAGATCCGTTCTTTAATAAAGCGATTTCTCCTTTGTTCATCGATTCATATGACGGATATCTCACGACACTGAACAATCCTAATGCCGCCGAAGAACTATCTACGATTTCCACTGGATCGGTACTGGTAGGAGTAACTATAAAAGTATTATTAGTAACTTCTAATAATTTAAAAAATCCCGTGAGATTTTGTATCTGTATGCCTACGATATCGCCGACCGCCAAACGATGGGGTCTGTTGGTAAAACATCTTATGTTTTGACCTTCTTTGATAACTCCCGATACCGATAAGAAAGGATCTTCATTGTATCGGAGAATCGTCCAAGAATTTTTATCGAAGGTAATCCAGATATTTGAGTTATCCCTAACTACAGATATATCAAGATTGAGAATATCATCCTTGTTTCGTAAAATTAAATCAACATTGTCTAGTTTCACATATCCGGCATTCCTACTAGGTCCTGTATAATAGTCAACCGGGTTTATATTTGTATCGAAAGGTATCGGTGATATAGTAAATTTAGATCTATAGATTCTTAGATATTGATCTTCGATTACTTCTCGTTCGACTCCCGAATCTACAATTATCGGCTGTGGGTTGACTACAAACTGTCCCTTATCTAACTCGAATTCATATTCAGTGGTTTGATCTAGTCCGCCGATATCGCCTAATTTAAATGCCCATTCTTCTTTGAGAACCACGCTGTCATCATCGGTTCTGCTTATTTTATCAAATACCTTTACTATTGCATTGGCTGTGCCTTTTTCTTTGATGAAACCTTGATATAATTTAAACTGTGACACTTCATCTTCTGCTAGATTCTGTAGATACTCTCTCGGTTGATATCCGATAGCATGCCTTGATAGATCTCTCTGGCTAGATCCTACTCCCGACGAATCTGCTTCGTAATAATCTTCAAACTGTGTTATTCTATAATCAAAATTAGCGACTAACCCCTTGGTCGGAGTAGAATCTAATTTTATCCAGTAAGCATCATTAAATTCGGCTGTGGCCAATTGATTACGCTTGCTAGTCCAAAAATAGGATTTATAAGCCACGATATCACCGAGTTTATAATCAGTAAATGGCTGCCAAGTCTGTATATCTACCGCATCGAAAATAAATCCAGGACTGGTATAATCACCATCCCAATCGACTGTCCTGAATCCTCTGCTCTTAATCCTTTCCTGTCGATAGCCCGTAGGCTTATCATAGATAACATCATTAAACACGGTCCTATCAGAAAAAATCGTGACATGTTCTTTTAGCACGAGATTAAATTTAACAAAATAAATTCCATCATTGGTATCTACAGTCGATAATTCTACAGATCTAAATCCTCGATTAATATCGAGATTTCTAGGAGCGAGCGGAGTACCATCATTCCTTAATATCTGATAATCATAAAAACTGTCTAAAAAATTATCCGGAACTCCCAACGATAAATTTGCCTGAATTTTTTTGGCGGCTGGACTCAAGGATAGCAGCGATCCGATACTCCAATTATGCTTTGACCAAAACATAAATTCTTTACAACTGGTAAGCCAATCCTCTGCCTCTTTCAATTCAGAATTATAAGAATCAAACTTAAAACCTAGGAATTTTAAATATTCTTGATATCCTAATAAAAAATCAACGACACCCTGTACATCTGTAAAAATCCTATTATATGGCAATTCTCGTATTTTAATTGTATTAAAAGATCTTCTATTAAATGCTGTAATAGAATTTTTGATCGGAAGAGAAGGCAATTGTTTCCAATTATTATTTTCAAAAGTATCTGTGCTAGAATGGCTCTTTAAAGATCTATAAAATCTAGTCTGATATCTACAGATCACTCCATTTCCATAAAATTGATTAGCCGTCCATTCGATAAAATCTTCGCTGACTCCACCTATAGTAATGAGCGGATCACTCTGTGAGGGAACTGCTTCGAAATATTTAAAAATAGGATTTACATTATCATAACCCGATAATTTCCAACCCCTGTCTGTTTTTTCTATCAATACACCACTGTAAGTCAATGTAAGAAAAGAACTTCCTACGTTAAAAATTATGTCATAATTTTCACTGGGAACAAAAACTGAACTAGATGAAGAACTAGGATTTTTACTGTCTAGAATATATTTCTGTTGTCCTGGATCTACAAACCCAGAATTTCTGGTTGACAATCTTATATCCAGATTAGATATCTTTTTTTCTAACTTAGAAGAATCTAGCGTTTTGTTCTTGAGGTAATCGATGATATAAAGATACAATCCCGAAACATTTCTTGATGTCTGATCTAAAATTAGATCAGAAACTGTAAAAAATTCTTCGGTAGTTCTGCACACAGTCTGACCTAGTTTATTTTCAACGACCTCGGACTTATTCAAATTGTCTGTGATAAATTCGAAAGGCTTTAATAAACACAATGCTTTGATCACTGCGAACGGCCATTCTGAACTCTGTCTCCAGGCATACTCTACCGGACCTCTATCTCCAAATACAAATAATCCTTGATTATTAATTAGACTAAAATTATTAGCCAGGCCGGAATTTAACGGGTCTAGCAATTTTCCATCGCCGTCCGTTGGAATATGAGACATTAAACTGGAACGTTTATACCTATCATAGATTCCTTGACGACTACCTCTACGTATGATACCGTCTCGGAGATCTTCCCATAATATTAAGTTATTACTGGTATACGGTGCCGGACCATACTGCGTTTCCCACCAATCGGGTTTTTCTGAAAATCCCAACATTTCCCAAGGGCAGTCGTGCGGTCTCGTGGTATCATAGAACCACTCGTATACTCCTCTCCAATATCCCGGTAGATTCTTAGTACCGGTAGGATCGGTCATATTAGAATATGTATAAGTAAATGGATTTTCGGTATCTAGATAAACATTGTTTACATAATCTATATTTGTATCTGCTATCCAATTTAAAAATTCTGTTTGTACGATACTATCGAGATCCATTTTAGAAAAAAGAGAATTTCCATAATAGCCTCCGAGAACGGCATCGATATCGAAGATATTTTCATCGTACTGCTGTTTTATATTATTATAGATACGTAATTCTAATTCTAATAAAACATCATCTCTATAATCACCGTACGATACCGTGATACTACCATCGTGTCCTTGTATCACATGTCTAGGTTGTTGATAAGTGTCATCTAAAAATTTTCTAGGTAGATATTTTTTATATAAACCTAACTTTGTCGGGGTTGGCGGGATAAAGTTTATAGAAGTAGAAACATATTCTCTAATTTCTATTTCATCTCCTTCATTTAGATCTAAATTCAACCTCATAAAACCAAAAATAGAATCAAAAGTATAATCTTTTCCATATATTAATTGTTCCGCGTTTATATAAACATAAACGGCTCTTGAACTAAGAGTTTCTAGATCAAATTTTTCAGATAATGCAAATGTTTTGATTCCTTCATCTTCAACGATATACTTTAAAGACGTAAACGCACCGCTGCCTATCATATCGCTGCCTGCAAAGGGGCTCGAACTTGTTAAATTATTTCCTATCTCAGTTAGGATCGAATCAACAAAATCTCTAGGTTCTTGATTTAAATACAATTCGTCTGCTAATTTAATAAAATTATTTTTAAAATCGGTATACGATTTTTTAGCAAACTGTAAAGATTTTATTATATTAATTTCTTTGTCACACAAAAGAACGGTAGAAATTGCCGATGGAGCAGAATGTTTTAAAAACCGTCTGGCCAACTGTTGGAATCCAGATGCGTCTCTTAGATTACTGGATCCCGGAAAATTACCCACTATGTCATCTCTTAATTCTACGGCTGTTGCTAGATGGTCTGTGGCCTGTCCTAGAGTAAAATTTTCTATTTTTTGATTTAAAGGATTTTTTTCTAGGCTCAAAGGAATCTCATAATAGCCGGTATCTGGAGGAATATTCGTATAGATTTTAATCGTAACTATATCGCCAATGTCAAATTCTCGATCAAAGATAAATCTATTTTCGATCCGTGTATAAGTGTCATTTGATTTTATGCCATTAAGTAAAAAGACAATTTTACTGATATTTTCATCATCGGCCGATCTCCAATCTATCGCTGTGGAAACGATCGTATCGGTTCTGTTGGCTATCGTGATACTGTCAATAATAGGCTGTACATAAGACTTGTCTAAAACTATCCATGCATTAGAATATTTTTCTCTCTCGTATCGATAAAATCCTGTAGATATTTTTTTTGTTAATATTTCTCTACCTATCTTGTATTCAAAAAAATCAGAATCTAAATTAAAATTAAACCGTATATCTCCCACATTATCAATATTAAGATAACTTATAGAAAATCCTAATTCTGTATCGATTCTGCCGTTTCCTTGTCTGTAACTTAGAATAGGGGTCCCATTAAAAGTATTGACAGGATAAGTTTCCTGATCCCCAAAACTGATTTCATGTTTATCAAACAAGTCAAAAAGAGGAGCCTGATTAGCCGAAGATTTTAATTGGCTCTTAGTCCACCCTGTTCCCGTGTAATGATACATTACTCCCCGATTGTTCTTTCCTCTCTTAACTAATACACATTCATTTATTACGGAGTCGGCATCGGGTTCTTTGACTAATGTTATCTGTTTTCTATTTCGATGCGTTATGAACTTAACTCGATAAATCTGATTGTTAACTAAAATATCGGTATCTGCCGTTATGAGAATCCTCGCTCCTTCAAAAAGAAATTCTCCATCGACGATATATCCTGTACTGCCTTCTAAATTACTAAAAACGTCTGTGGTAAAATCGTCTATATAATCCACAGATTGTTTTGCTATCTCGCCATGATTGAAAAGTTTTATATCTGGCTGGAATTCAATTATAGGACGTTTCGCTCTCGATCGTTCGTCTGCGACAAAATCGCTGTTATTCGATCTATGCGCATAATCTAAAACAGATCTATGGAACCATCTATTGTATCGACTCCAACTGTTACTATCTCTGCTGGATCGATTGATAGTTAGATAATCTTTCTGACCGGGATATAAACTGGCGTCATCGAATGGTTCTGTGTCAAATCCACCGTCATCAAAAAGCACTTCAGGAACATCTGCAGTATCTATAGGAGAAATAGGCAAGTCATCGAGACTGATTAATCTTATAGATGTTCCAACTCCTTCTACTACAAATTTTCCGCTTGTTCCAGATTTCGCGTATTCTTTAGGAATAACCTGACCTTGAAATCTCACTACTAATCCATTAGTAAATTCTATGCCGTTACTACTTGTATAAGTCTGTTTACCAATTATTTCTTTTTCGACATCTATTTTGGTATTAGAATCTATGTCGGCGATGATAAATTTTCCAAAATAATTTGGATCTATCGCACTCTGATAATAAAGCACATCAGGGGCATCTAATGGAATTTCAAAAGTCAATACGCCCGTTTCTTTTCCTGCACCAGCGACTCCGTCGTTATAATCAAAGGACGATGTGTCATAGTAAACATCTACCAATTCCCAATCCTGGCTATTCTCATCTATAGAACTACCGTCAGTCACAGAAATATTTGTTCTAGCCTTCCATATTTTTCCATCAAACACTACTACTTGCCCGGCGGAATAAGGTAATGCAGGATTATAAAATAACACACCGACGTCTATATTTGTCCTAATAAAGATAGGTTGGCCGGGAATGTTTAGATTAAATTTATAAGACTGTCCTCTATAAAGAACTAGGTCGGGATTATTTGTCTGCCCATCGGGCGTGAAAATATAGGAGTTGACTCCTAGGCCTATCCTATATGTGCTGACAACGCTCTGACTCTGTCCTGTTACTGTTACATCTGGCGGAAATTCTGGTATCCAGTAATACTCTCTGTAATTGACAAACTTGTCCCAATCAATAGGAGGATTCCAAGTATAATGTTCGTGATCGGTAATCTTATTATCGTTTTCGTTAAAATTGTTAAAGAATCTTAATTGATTTTTAAAATCTAAATAGTCATAAAAATTTTCGATATTTTGATCTTCGGTGATGACGATTCCAGGTTCTAATTGATATCTGCTGCGCAGAGTCTGATCTGTATCGAGATAAACATCCGTGGAGTTATACGTCTTACCGTAGCGCCTACCGATATATCCTACTGTCTTATCTAATGTGCCTGGCTGTATTAACGGGTCGATCACCGCGCCCATAAATTTAGAATTAGAGTCCGATTGGAATATGATCGGCAACAAATCTACTGTCCTACGTATAGGCAGGCCGCTTTCTGGGAATGTATTATAAGCCATAAATTAACTTGTACTGGTCACTATAGAATTAGCACTAATTCTCAATTCTGCTGCTGTAATAGATGTTATGATTTCTATATCATCTACCGATTTTCTTATAGGCAACTTGCTGAAAGGAAAAAATTTATCTAACATATTAATAGATCTTATATGAATGCTTATAATTAATACCCATAGCCGCTGCCGCCAACC